GACAGCCTCATGAAAGAGGTAGAAAAGATCGCAAACCCCCAATCGGAATCTCGAGGCGCGGATGATCGTTACTGGTCTCCGGAAGTAGACAAGGCAGGTAACGGCTATGCTGTTATTCGATTCTTGCCAACACCTCAAGGCGAAGATCTACCTTGGGTGCGCGTTTGGAATCACGGATTCCAAGGCCCAGGTGGTAAATGGTACATCGAGAATTCTTTGACCACATTAGGTAAAGCAGATCCTGTTTCTGAGTACAACACAGAGCTCTGGAATTCAGGTTCAGAAGCAAATAAAGAAATTGCTCGTAAACAAAAGCGCAAGCTAAGTTATATTACTAACATCTTAGTAATTAAAGACCCAGCACATCCCGAAAATGAAGGTAAAGTATTCCTTTATAAATTCGGTAAGAAGATCTTTGATAAAATTAAAGATATGGCTGAGCCTCAGTTTCAAGACGAAAAGCCAGTCAATGTATTTGACTTTGATACAGGCGCAAACTTCAAGTTGAAGATTCGCAATGTTGAAGGCTATCGTAATTATGATAAGTCTGAGTTCGAAGCTGCAAGCGCTATCTCTGAAGATGATTCTATCATCGAAAGCATTTGGGGCAAGCAACATTCTTTGACACAGTTCTTAGATGAGAAACACTTTAAATCCTATGACGAATTGAAAAAGAAATTTGTTATGGTTATGGGACTAGCAGGTGGAGCAACATCTAACAAGCGTGCTGACGAAACAGACTTAAACGAACAAGTTGAGTCTGCACCTAAAGCAACTCGACCAGTCGTAGAAAAGGCGCCAGTTAAAGCGCCTCCTAAAGATATCGACTTTGATAATGACGATGAGTCTTTATCCTACTTCGCTAAATTAGCTGAAGATTAATTAGTTAATACTAATTACCAATAGGGCCTTCGAGGCCCTATTTCTATCTTATTTTACCTTTGCCAAAACGATAGCGAGATATAGCTGTTACACCAGCACCTGCGGCAACAGCAGTCGCCGCAACCATTGGCATTGAGACAGGACTAGTTGGTGTCATTTGATTTACTATATTATTGATAATAGGTGCGGTTGCCTCCATTCCTGCTTTAGCATATCCCTTTGTTTCTTCATACATTTGGTCTAATACTTCAGCAGTAGATGTTCCCAAATTTGGCAATAAATTTATAGACTGTCCATTAGATAAAGTAATTTCTCCAATTTTATCCAACGCAGGTATTGCTGATTCCATTACACCTTTGCCAAAAGCCTCGGCAACTTCTTCTACTTGATGTTCAAAATTTATCAAACCTTCGATAACTTTTTTCAGAGCACCATTGATACCTTCGGTATTCTCAACTGTCTTTTCAGTATTTGCTTTTAATATGCCAGTCAAATCATCTGGACCGCCTGCTGATTGATCTAATTTTGCTACTGCTGGAGGATCAATAGTTGGTGGTCTTTTTCGAGCAGCTTCTAATTCGGCATCTTCATTTGAGTTCAACTCACCAGAATACAACCCCGCAAACAATCTTGACAGTATGCCCGTACCCAATGCTAACTTGCCAGCACCAGACATACCAGGAACTTTGATTTTTGCATCGCTAACCCCACCCGCTCTTTGTTGTGCACGCTCTCGCATTCTGTCTTCTATCGGGTTGCCAGCTTTGTCTGGTCCGGGTAATTGTGGTACGTTGGGTCCGGGCAATCTAGGATAAGAATTTCCTGGGCCGGGTGAAGGTCCGCTAGGCATAGGCCCGCCAGGTGTGGGTACTGATCTTCCCCCATCTTTTCCTTTGCCTCTTTCGGCATCGTCGGGTGCGCCACCAGGTACGCCAGCGGGCAACCCTTTACCCAATAATGCTTCAATTAATCCTTTTAGTATAGCAAAACCTGCTGCAATTGCTGCAGTTAAGATCCCACCAAGACTTCCCAAAATACCACTAAGAGCACTTATAAGACCAGCACCCAACATTCCCAACATACCTTTACTACTGTCGCCGCCATTTAAATCTAATTTACTAGCAATAGCTTGTGCCAATAATTCTCTCTCTCGCGCGCGAGGGCCTTCTTCATATTGTCTTTTAATAAAACCAATGTCCGTTGCTTGTATTTCTGAGATTTCTCTGACCATCGAAATCTCATCCATCATCTTTTGTTGATACTTAGATGGTCCAAATAACTTATTGATTGCAGATCTAAAGAAACCTTTATCAGTATCTTTTTCTTTATTGAATGAAGTTTCTGGTCTATTATTCTTAGTCTTTTCAAAATATTTCTTAATATCAGACATTCCCTTTGCATTACCAGTAAAGAACTCTCTTTGCATAGTTTTTATATCATTTCGCAAAGAATTATAATCTTTCTTTTGATCTCGCTTAAAGCTCATTATAGAATCAGATAAAGTATGCAACACTCTAGTCTGAGCATCAAGATGCGTATTCTGTGATTTTATTGTATCTAATATTTGTCTATCAGAATTGCTTAACGAGTTTTGAGGTAGTGCCATTTAGTTGCCTAGATTTTTTTGTGTTTGAGTTTCTCATTTTGTTCATTGACATAATTTATTAACATAGTAACGTAAATATCTCTTTCCCACGGAATCATATTTTCTAATTCGGATAGTGAATAATTGTGATTATTAATAAGCGAAAAATTTAATTGATAATAGTTAACCAGACCTTCGTGTGAAAGAGTTAGACGAAAAAATTCTGCAGGCCCTCCAGATTTAATTCATTATGGGCGCCGCATGCTGGACAATCTTGTTCAATATGCTGTACTACTTTTGGCATAGTGACAAAGAATTGTTCTAGCATTGCAAACTGATTCTTTGAAAAAGAATTAACAAATTCTATTAATTCTTCTTTGGTATAATCATCATATAATTGTTCGTCAGTATAAACAGACTTAATACAAGAGCAAAGAAGTTCAACAACACTTTCAGATTTAAAATTCTGATATATTGTGATCATCTCGTCAAATTTTGGATATCGCATTTCCAATCCAATTTTATCGGATATCAATATTTTTGTGGTGTGCGCAGGATCTTTTTTAACTTCTGCCTTGGTAATATCCAATTCAAAATTTATTTTGTTTTCGCAATTATTACATTGTAATGTTAGGTTAGTACTTTCCCCTACAGACTTGGCTCTCAAATTTAAGAAAATTAATTCAATATCAAAATTTGGTAAAATGTCCATCTTTAGTTTATTGAATGTGCAAACATCAACTAACTCTGTTATAATCCTGTGTATCTCTTCACCATCCGATTCTAAAGCCGTAAGAAGTATTTTATATTCTTTAACTAAGAATGGTCTGTATTTAATTTTTTCTCCGGTTGATGGTAGAATCAATTCATATGTTGGGGTTTCTAATTTAGGTAATGCCATAATTTCTCCAGTTTAATTATACAAATCCATTTATACTATCTTCAGTTTTTGGTTTAGGTGCATCCACGCTCGTCGACGAATACCAACCTGGTTCTTTTTCTAAACCATATGCAGGATTTGGCGCTGACCCTATTATTCTCGGTGTGATCGACGCCATAACATCAGAATATGTTATTCCATTTGATATTCTATGATTAGGCGTCCATCTTCTGTAAACAAAGGTTACGCTTAGTTTATGAAAACTATTTGTAGAACTTTGATTCAATTCTAGTAATGTGTAGTTTCTGGGAAAGGCATCTTCTAACAAGGCGGAATATGTTATTTCATCTTTTTCGTTAAGTTGTCTAATTTCAATAGGTACAACGTAATCGTTTTGATAATGCACAAAGTATTGTTTTGGATCGACAACGATTCCTAGCCAAGAGTCAAACAATGCTTTAATATCCATTTGCTGATCTAATAAGAAGGTCATAGTTATACCTTCTCCGCCGTAATCTGCACTAACAGGTCTCTGATAAACAGGCCCGTAAATTCTTTGAGTTTTAACGCTTATATTTTGAGGTGGTAAACTTGTAGATTCGCAGAACATATTTACAATTTGAATGTCTTTAAATATTCGTTGTAAACCTGCAGGTATAGGAAACAGTATTTCAAATCTGTTTTGTTTAGCAAGACCTCGTTGTCTTACTTCTGCTTGAAATCGTTTTAAGGAAAAATTAGCCATTTAATACCACTTGAATTTGTTTTTTGTTTCTTGCCATACAACTTCTTTCTTTGCTTTCTTGAAGTTTTCAACTGGCAACATTGATGCTGTTACCCAATCACGATAATCTATTTTTAGAAATCTTGTTCTTAAATGATCGTTTAGATAATGCTTCACACACGCTGTTGCAGCTAGATATTTTGTTGAACTGTTTAATATTTGCCACGAAATTAGTATTCGTGTTTTTTCATCCATGTTCTTATCGGTTGCCAATTTACTGAGTGCGCCCAATAAATTAAATCTAGCTAGATAAGGCAAATAGTGTAAATTAATACCTAGAAATCCATCAGGCAATTGCTTAAAAGGAAGTACTAATGGCATTGTGTCGTAGTATGGTAATGTATCTTTATGTTTTGGGTCGTACATAAACAAATACATTTCACCTGGTCTTATTCTATTAGTTAAAGTTTCGTTACGTATTAACTGTAAACCCGAAACACCAGAACCTAAATTTCTAACTTGATTTCTATACCAAGTGTATGATTTCTGGGCATCGCCAGCTTTCATATTAACTGTTTTAAAAATGTTATCAGCCATTAATTATTCCTAGGTCTTTTTCTGTTAATATCATAAAAGTCATGTTTCTGTCTTTACAAAATTCAAAAGCAGCTTTCCATTTTGCGTCATTTACACTATATTGAAAGACTTCATCTATAAATCGTTTAGTTTTTTTCTTTGGTATTGCTGGAGGTTTTGTGAACCTCTCAGGTTTAATCTCGATTAGATACTTCTGCAAAGCACCATTTTTGTTCCTAACTTTAACATAAAAGTCTACAAAATAACGATGGGCTTTTCTATCAATCGGGGATATGTAGGGTACAATAACGGTCTCAGAACCCCATTCTTCTACAGATTGGTTCTTATCACACCATTTCATAAATCGCAATTCCCATAGAGATCTATAAACAATATTGCTTATATCGCCCCTATATTTGACGGGATTATCGACTCTAAATTTGCCCTTGTAGGTTTTGGTATACGTCATCTATATAAATAATTGTGATCCAACAATATTTATCACCACAGACATGGCCCAATCCCAATTTACACCCCCTTCTGATGTAGTATCTAAGGATAGAAAACAAACCGAAGCCCCGTATCAGAATCAAGATCAAATACGAGGGTATAACATTGGTACCTTTGAATATCCGGAGGGTTTGCGAGTAAAACCCGATTTACAACATTATGTTGCATTTTATATTAATGTACGAGAAAAAGGCACACAAGGAAAAAAAGCACAAGATTTTGATTATGTTGTAAATGCCCA